AGCCTTCTTCCTTGCGTTGATGTTGTCGTATAGTCCTCGTTTTTTCATAGTATTAGCACTCCCATTTTTTGCGCGACCAATAATTGGCCGACAGTTTGTTACTTGTTCCCTTGATGCCGCCAGAACGAGCACAGTAGCTTTTTTTTCGGGCTGGCTGGTCTTTCTTGATCGACATCGTGGGGTCTCCGAAACGGACCAGTTTTACTTGGTCGCCTTGCTTGGCAAGGACGGCGAATTTTTTAGGGCCGCTGGCCGTGCGTTTTGGCTTGTTATAGCCACTGAACTTTTCTCCTCTGTATTCTATGCTCATAGTTTTAGTTGGTTTTTAGGTTTCTTCCAAATTGGCAGAACTGGCGCACTCGACAGAAGTCCATACACCGCGCACAACTCCCTTCCCGTCTCTCGACGGCACCAGAAATTCTTTTTGCGTGTTCTTTAGCCTCAGATTCAGACTCGTATAAGCCACCATTAACGGCACGTTTCGCTCCTTCTTTCGGGAGGACGGCGTAGATGGTGGGTTTTTCCCAGCGTTCTTCTGGTGTGCAGATCGGGATCTCGTCATCGGGAAGGTCTTTGGCTTGCTGGTGGAGTGTAATCCGACTTTTGATATATGCAAACGTTTCTTCGGGCTTCCATGCGTCCAGTTTGATTTCCACCACAGGACACTTCGGGTAGTCGGCCTTGATCTTAGAATCCCGCATCCTCCAATCTTTCATTACTAAGATGATGGCTGCGCGTTTCACTGAATAGCCATTGTGTTCCAGTAGCAGGCGGTTGACCGCCGCCTGTGCCGTCCACTCAAACCTGTCATCACTCATGGCCTTGTAGACGCTACTCACCTTGTAGTCATAGAGGACTTGCTCCTGTTTGTCATAGAGATCGATCTGGCCTCCGAGTTTCACGCCATCAACATCCATGTAGAATCTCTCCTCGCAGACGTAGCGTTCGGGGTTGCGCTTGGCAATTTGTTCTAGAACGTAGTGGTTGGCTGTCCCCAACATTGTCCATACCCGATCCGAAGCATCTTCGGTGATGGTATCGGCATGACGCCGCATTAACTCCCGAATCTTCGGAGGTTGGAAGAGGCTCGTTGTGGTAATATCCGCCTCCCCCGCCGAATATGAAGACTCGCTCACCAAGTCAACGAACGGCTGGGGGAGATTGAATGTATTAGTGACAGTCACTAGCGTTTCTTTTTCTTCTTGCTCATGCCAGCCTCGCTGAGTGCGATGGCCACAGCCTGCTTCTGACTGGTAACTTTCTTGCCAGAACTACTTTTGAGTTTACCACTGCCATACTCGCGCATGACCTTGCTGATCTTTTTTTCTCCTTTGGATTTTTTCATATACTATGCTGCTATTTCTAGTTGGTTGTTGTTGGTTGGCTTCGGCGTTTCGACGCCCAAGAGTTTACAGAGGTATCTGATGTGGAAGCACTCTTTGCGGAAGTGATAGCCTGAACAAGTGCAGGAACATCCTGTGATGTCTCCCGCTTCATCGGTAGTGAATTCCACCATGTAGTAGTCTTCGCGATTAGACCGACTTTGAACGAGGAATGATCCCTTATCATGCGACAGAATTTCGATGCCGCGCTCTCGCTCATTAGTCATTCGCCTGTGGATTATTCAGGGATTCGGCTTTGCTCGACCCGAAACCCAGTTGTTCGGGAGTATACGCCGTGATTGGCATTGAAGTAATAAATCCATGGCGGTCAGCATTGATAAAAAGGCTGCTCGCGATCCCCTGCCTATGCTCGTTGGAGAGGTTCATTTCTACCGCGATGTCGTTGGCCTTCTTGACGCACAGACGCATCAGGTTTGCCGCCTGACAGAGGAATTGCTTGGCGTCCTTGTCTGGATGGGATGGGGCTGTAATAACCTTTTCTACGGGCTTCTGGAGCGATTGCGGGGTACTCTGGGCTGCGGGCAAGCTGGAAGCGGGCACCCCAGCAGGCTGGATCTCCATGGAGTCAGTCTTTTGCTTGGAATTGCCAGAGGCAATAAGCACTACAGACTTACCAACATATTGCTGAAACTTCGACGCAATATCCTTATTCTCAGTAAAATACACATGAGCCACGCCGTCAACGATCAATTCGATAACGCATAGGCTGTTATTCTTCACCCACTTGGGGGCTGATTTGATGACTACGAGCTTTGGCCCGTTTTTCGCGAGCGTGAAATGTGAGAGGACTGGTGCTTTGGGTTGGTTGGATTGATATGCCATATAGGTAGATGTGTTCGTTATATCCGACAACCCAACTTGTCAAGTGTTCAAAAAAAAGCGGGGCCGAGTTTTTAGCCCGACCCCGCCCACACACATGAAAACAGGAAGACGAATGTCTTCCACTGTGAAATTTAGCAAAGATACGGAATGATGCAAGAGGAAAATCATCTTGCCGCCACCTTCTTTTTAGAGTAGGTTTTCGGGATTCTCCATGGCTGATTATCCTCCTATCGACAGATCATATGTTGTTTCCTATGCGGCAAGTGATCGTGACTATCCCGTAATTGGAATTAAGCGAGATCCAAGAACCGCTGGCTACAAAGTCCCAGAGGATCTTAGTCCGCACCCCGACAGCAAACGCTATCCCAACCATGTGTTCACGGGGGCGCAACCAGCCTCTGGAGATCAGATTGTCACCCACGTTTACGAGATCCTGCCCGCCCCTTGGGTTCCTTTTACCCGCTATGATGATGATCTAGGCCCGATTCAAGGAAGACGCAGGGCCGTCAAGAATGAGGGCCAACAGGCCGACTTGGCTTCCGATAGAAAGATATCTTACGAAGGACGCGATGGTTCTGCCATTGTCTCTCTAGAGATTGAAGAGACTTGGTCAATCAAGACCGACGAAGATGGCAATTCTCTTTTCCCCATCAAGGATCGGGATTTTTATGATCCGTCCCGTGGGCCAGTCAAGGAACGCCGCCAACTCATTGTCCCGACTGGAGAGGAGACTGCCAGTCTTGAGAATGAAAACGGGGTTATTACCCAAATCTCTTACGAGCCATACAATGAATTTTTGTCCTATAAGGTAGTCCAAACTTACTCTGTTGCTGGCCCGCAACTCGTTAGCAAGGTTACCAATAACGAAGGACAACTTGCCACCATCACCGCACAACGAAAGGCTGCTGATGGATATGTTCCCCCAGAGTTAACCGCCCTTCTTACTGTCGAGGCAAACGCCGAAGACAAAGAATCGTTGGTCGAAAGAAGGGTTGAGATTCCCGCCGTCTTCGCTGGAAAGACAAGATCAGTTGAATTTTTTGATGTTGTTCCAGAGAAGTTTAGAGTTACCACATCTTTAAAAACCGAAGAGCGCCTTGAAGCTGGGACTGTCCCAGACGAAATTATACTTGAGGGAAATGTTGGAGAGTATTCAATTTCTCAAAGCGAGCAACAGGTTACGGAGTTTGTAAAAAGAATCAAGAGAACCTATAGAGGAACACCGTTTTTCTCAAGTCTTCAAGGAGAAGTATACACCTCCGAACTTGGAGGCGGCATTGCCACCGTTGTCGAAACATTCCCATCTGCCTCAATTGAATATTCCGCACCAGAATACGGAACCGTTTCCGACGAGGTAACCAACCTTGGAAACGGTCAAAGGGTTAGGCGCAAGGTCAAGCTTAATCCATCTGTTCAACAGTTCCCAGAAGAGGCCGACGAAGACGGAAACATCCCTTCCGAAAACCTCATGCCCGTCCTTCGTGGGCAGGACTACGATGAAGAGCTTGATATAGTAATCCCGTATAAGAGAGTTTTTGCCAGCGCCACATCTTCAAGGTTTACCGAAGGAAACAGAAAGAAGGTAACTCCGAGGGATGTGGTTTATAGCGAGGTCATCCGCTACGATGTTGAAGACGCGCAACAATCCCTTGATGAATATTACTGGGAAATCCCAGACATGATTGAGGTCGCGCTTCCAGACAAACTCATGTCGATAAGTGCAGCGGCCAACGGAGTTCAGGCACAGAGCGAAGCCCCGACAGTGAACGGAGACACCTATAGCTATACACAAATGAAAAGAAACTCCGTTGGGGCCACATTGAGATATGATATTGAAGAGGGGTTTAGGGGCGTTGTTCCGACCATTAGGGCCGTCTTCTTTTTGCCTAAAGGGGCAGCTTCGCCAAATCAAGTTTTGCAGAAAGTCAGGAACGAAAAAGAAAATCAATCGATACAATTCTGGCCGAACGTAAGACCGAGGGCTTATCAAATCGCAATTGTTGAAACAAGCCAATCAGAAGAAACATCAGAATCTGTTTCGTTTGATTCTGCGGCTACGTCAACCTCAACAATGGGCAGCGTTACGACAAACATTGCCAATGTTCCAGCCACTATTCACGGAGATCTTTCTATTGAAATTACTGGATCTGTTCCGTCTCAAGCTGGAACTGTTACAATAACCCCTTCTTCTCTTTCGGCAACGGAATACTCAACATTCCCTACTGGTCTTTTTGTTTACAGAATCAACGCATCTCCTTATAGGTTCAGCTATGTTAGGATCGATGCACTACTTGTCGATATCACCAGCGATTACGTTTAAATGAGCAGAACACCTTGGTTTGCTTATAAAATTCCCCCCATTGTAGAGAGGGAAAATCCAAGTGATGTTTACGCCTTGGGGTGGGATCACGATCTGGCTGATTCTTACGATGGAGATCCAACCGCAACAAATCCGACTCAGTTTCTGAAATGGAAAAAAGTAGAAGCTTCTGGTGGATGCGTTGGGCTTGCTCTTTATATAAAACCATTTACATCTGGAGTTCCGCCAGTCACAGTCAAACAAGTTTGGATTGGGGCAGGAACAATTGCTGGGCAACTTCCTTCTGGATTTAATCCCATCGAAGGTATTTTTATTGCTTCCAGCGGATCTGGGGCTGTTTGGGCGCAAATTAACATTAATGAAACTACGGGACAAATTATATCAACTTCAGTAAATAGTGGTGCATCAAGACCGCAAAACACATCAACAAATTTTTATTATTCTTTGGGATCTTATGCATATAATGGAAGCAATCCAACAGTAATAAATTTTGGATGCGGATCACTTAATGCTACAATTTGCAGAAACTGGTTTGCCGCAAATCCCCCGTTTTATGGGGTTAATTTTACAAGATAATGAGTGCCTGCAATTGTTGTGAACAACCGATAAACAGTGTACCAGTTTTAGAGAAGCTTCAAATTTCTCAAACATGTATTAAAGGCCCAGCTTGTGGGTGGATTCCGCCTAATTTTTTCTCTCTTCCTGAGAGAGACAAATGTCATACAATTCTTTTTAAAGTAAAAACAACCGTAAATAATTATTTTACTGGCGCTATTGGAACATTAATTGAAGGGCGCGACACTATTCCAGACCCAGTACAATATAGACAGTGCGTCTTTTCTTCATCATCAACGTGTACTAACACACAAAATGGAGGATGCGTTGGCCCAATAGCATCACAATCGATACAATATAGTTCACCATATCCAGATGATCTTGTTTTTTGTCTGCCAACACAATTGCCTGAGTTTCCAGAATTTGAAAACTGCCCGACCCTACCACAAACAAGTTTTTTCTTTGCTCAAAATATACCAACGTATAGATATACATGCAATCCATCTTCGTATATTGCTGTAAAATGGAGAGTGGCACACGGGCCAATAGCTACGTGTTATTTAAAAGTTTGGATTATTACAAGAACCCAAACATTTGCGCCAAATGAAAGCTATGTATATAACTGGCAAGATGGTGCGTGTTGTCCAAATTTTATAACTCAATCGATAACAGAAAATGTTGAAACATATGAATGGAGAGGAACCCCAGACTTAAATAATCAATTATGTATAAAAAATATTGATTTATCTAATTGCGAAAACATAGTTTATGGAAATGAAAACATCCTTCAGGCCGCTACTGGAGAACTTAAAACTATAAATATATTAAAATATAGTTATATTGAAAATTATGAGCCAAATGATCCTGATCCCATAAATTCATCACAAGGCAACAAACCAAACGGATTCCCAATACCTGTATGATTTTTGAAAAATGTCCAGAGATAATTGTAATTGAAAGAAAAACGGTATGCAAATGTGATTGCGCTGTCGATTTTTCAGATGCTTGTTCTGCTTGTCCCAAGGGAAGGTGGGGTAAGTTTTTTTGTGACGATACAGTTATGGCCCCTCCTGAAAATATTTCAGAAAAAATAGAAAATCCATCATTCGCGGAAATGGTAAAATCCGCAACCAAATCAGCCGCTATTTGGGCAAATCATGGATTTCAATATACCGACGAAAAAACCCTGAAAGAAAGAATGGAAATTTGCAGCAAGTGCGAATTTTGGAATTCGGAATCTTTAATGGGTTCTGGGCGTTGTATGAAATGCGGTTGTTCGACTTGGGCAAAACTACGCATGGCAACCGAGAAATGCCCTATTGGGAAGTGGTAGTTTTCGGCCTAACGAAGTTCATGGTTTTGATTGTGCCGCCGTCTCTTACCCTTTTCTTGTCGCGATCAAACTTCTCTTCGCTGATCATGTTGCGGATTCGGGAGTTTGAGAGTCCAGTAATCTTCATTACTTGATCCACTGTTTTCCATCCTTCGGCGTTCATGGCCTCAATGGTGGTTAGTGCGCTTTCCTTGCCGATAGACTCCCACACCTTGTCCCAAGACGGGATTACAATTTTAGGAGCGGAGCCTTTTGTTCTACGAGTTTTGCTATGTGTTGTTTCCATGAGAATGTGCCTTTGTCTACGGTGAAAGTGATGAAACCGAAGTCTACCTTGCCAGCACAGCGTCTGGCTCCGAATTTGCTTCCTGCTCCTTGGAGAGCGGGGGTGGTCATGGCAATCCAATCTGGGCCTCCTGCAAAATTGTGGTAGTGAACGTGGCTACGAATCAAAACGTCAGCTTTGGTCTGCTCGCCTTCTGCTGCGAGAATTTGATTCCAAAGACGGTCTTTGGCCACTCCTGTATGCCTTCCATGGGGAAGCCCGCTTGAGCCTGCTGGGTGGTGCTTGAGATCGAAGACAATTCCTTCGACTTCAACCCATGCATGATCGGTCACGGTGGCTCCGACTCGTTCGGCTATAACATTTTCCCAATCTTCTCCATCACTTGAACTCACATGATACGGGGTTCCTCTAGTGATAACGATCTTGCAGTTTTTGGTCTTCGGCACCATGCGGATGATCTTGGTCGCCATATCAGCTTGATCCTCCATATCAGGGGCTAAAAGCTCCGTAGAGCCGCTTTTCTTGCCTTTTCCATCCACCAGATCCCCATTGACGAAAACAATATCGTAGGGGCCATTACGGGCGATCTCGCGGGCATACCATGTCCAGTGGGCTTTATTAATCTGTGCCCAAAGCGGGATTTCCCCGTTCTCATCTTTTTCAGGTAACCAGCCTGTGGGGGTAAGCCCGACACGATGGCCACAGTGGAAGTCCGAGAGGACTGCTATTTTTTTGCTCATAGAGAGGTTGCTTGGTTGCAGAGATCTAAACACCGCGCATATCCGCAGATATCAGCCACGCTATCCCTATGACGGGGTGAGTTGGTAAGTCTGGAAAGTTTTACCGCAATCATGCACATGGCGATTTGTTGCGGGGTCACATTGGTTCCAAGGATAGCTCCCCACATTTTAGCTTGTTTGGTAAAGTCTTCAATCGGACTTCCGTAGTCGGTTTGGCGATCATAGGAAGTAAGGCGCTTGGCAATGTCGCACACATCTTCTTTGTCCAATCTAACCATAGATGGGTAGAGACGCAAGGGTTTTTCTAGCCATTGGGCTACGGCGACCTCCGCTCTGGCTCCTTTGGACTTCTCCCACTTGGGAAGCAATACAAGCTCGTCGCATTCAAAGACCGCATCAATGTCCCTTCGGGCACAGTCCTCAATGAACTTGCTGTCCATTTGGGAGTTGTGGGGATCTAGCCCTAGCTGCTGATCCATCCTTGCTGGATTGATGGTTTGATGTCCAGCTTTAAGCAATGTTTCTTCGGCTTCAAAAAATGCAGGATGGTTGAGTTTTGGATAGCCCCTCATGGGGCCACAGATATAGAATGTAGTCATGTATTGTGGTTTAGTTAAAATGGATAGACCTACTATCCATCAAATCGTTCAAAATTTGGCGAATCTCTTCAACAGTAGCGTTATTCCAATGAGGATAAGCATTGTGCTTGAGATGATTGCGTAGCTCGTTATCAAGGTCATTAAGAACGCAATACATGTCACCCGCCTTAACTGCTTGCTCAAACTCAACCTGTTCTTCGGGCAAGCTGAAGGATAGTAATCCATTGGCCATATTAAGAGTCTTTGATGATCTTCTTCAGATCCCCGTCATCTAGATCGTCATCCCCGTCCTCGTCCTCTTCTTGCCCGTAAAGGATATCATGGATGTTGGAGACGAGTCCTTCAATGGCGTAGTCATTGCCAAACTTGATAAAGGCATTCTTTGTTTCCTGTCCCTCTTCAAATGTGGCCACAATAAACCCAGAATCGAAATATTCAACCAGATCTTTCGATAGCTTGTCCAAGACCTTTTGGAGCCTTTCGTCGTGGACGGCCATAGACTTAATCGATTTGTTCTTTGCAGTTGCGGCATGTCTTGATTATTCCGACATGGGCAACGTGGATTTGTTCAATATTATTTGATCCGCAATAGTAGCAAGATTTTACTTCGGGCTTGCGGTAGACTTTTTTCTTGCGGGGTTTTGCCTCGTCCTTCATTGAACTTTCGATGGATTAATTCTGATGTAATTCCTTACCAATGAGGATGTTCTAGTCTTTAGCCAAACACCATCCCCAGATTTTGAATCGCGGGTTCCTCTGCCGTTTGTATTTCCCTCTACACACTGGAAGTTTTTCTCACCAACCTTAACCACAATGCCAATATGCGAGAAATCAAAAACCACCAAATCTCCAACTTGTGGCTTGGCTTTCTCGGTTAAAATCTTGGTAGTTGCAGGGTGGGATTTAGCCCATTCAATATATCCAAATGCCGCTGCCGTCTTGGGTCTCCATTTCTCTGGAGTGAGAAGTTTGAGATTCAACCATTTGACAACTTCTGGATCTTTGAGCCATTCGCGAATTATCCACGATGTAAAGGCAGCGCACCATGGCCAAGCTGCTGGTTTTAAGCTGGTTGCAGTTTGGTATTCCCGAATCTTGGCTCCTTTATTGTTGCCCCCAACTTCCTTAACTCCGACTTGAGACAATGCAATCTCAACGAGCTTTTCGATTGCGGGGCGTTCTTTCTTTTTCGGCGCTACGGGAACGCTCGGCTCTGGCGCTGAGTTCGCTTTGGATTCGGATGGCAAGTTCGGCAAGGACGGCGCTGGGCCATCTTTTAATTCTAGCCCAAGTAGTTTCAGGATCAATTGCCACACGGCGGCACTTCTCCAATCTACCATTTGCAGACTCTGCGTCCAATGTCCCAATTCCTAGAAATCCGCTCCACCTCGGACTCCGATGGTGATGCCTGCCTTTCCAGCATCGCTCCGCTTGACTTTGGTAAAGAATCGGAGGGAACCGAATAGACGGACAAAGAAACTTCTGCGATCTTCTTTGGGCGGGACTGGGACGAATATTGCTTTGAGGACTTCATGGGAAAGAGGTTTCACAGACGTTTCTTGCGGCTACAGGCGGGCTTGCGGGCTGGCTTGCGGGCAGCAGGCACCTCAATAGCCCTACGGACTTCAGTGTAGGTTACAGGCCCAGCCACGCCATCCACATCTGTATTGACCAAGGCTTGAATCTTCTTAACGCCCCTGACATTCACTTCATTGGTGAAGTAATTAACCATGGAGATCAAGAGGGCTACAACAAATCCTGTGAGGGTTGTTTGGTCTACGGATTCAGCCAACTTGGGATCAATCATGGCAAGCTTGGAAACAACCGCTGCCACAGCCATGGCGATAAGCGGGGTGATGATGCCCCCAGATTTAGAGACCAAAAATGCTAGGATTTTATCTTTCATTTGATTATTCCTCCACCTTCACGCGCTGAACCGCCGATTCAATGGTAAAGCGGATCAGGGACTCGGAAGCATCAATACCATTGCGAAGAGCAGCTTGGGTAAGCTTTTTTACGGCAGCTTCGCGTTTTTGTGAACCAGTTTTGCTGGAATCAGCCAACTCGCGAACAATATCCAATGCGAGGGGAAGGAGGGATGCGGCTGCATCCACAAAGAGTTCGCGGAGAATAGGTGCATAGAAGTTCCAGATTTTGGAAGGAACCCCGAAGATGTAATTAAGGAATGATTTCATAGATTTAAAGCTAGACTAGAATCCCTTGGACTTCAAGTAATCTTCGATTCTTTTTGTGCGCTCATCAATTCGGGCCAAGGTCTCACTGCGTGTCTGGTTCTCTTGATTCATCAAGTCAATCCGCGCATCCTGTTTAGCATCATTGGTTTGGATGTGCCTCATTTGTTCTGGCAATACAATCCACCCATTGAGGGCCGAAAACAAAGTAATCAGCAAAGCAACCCCAGCAATCAACTCACTCATCGTAAGCTTTACTCCGCGCTCCAGACCTCTGCGTCTTGGTATTTCTTCGATACTCATAGTGAAGTAATAATTGCAGCCACTTGATAGCGCCAAGGCCAGTCAATATAGGTGGCTAGGTTTGCGGGGTTAGCCGTGTCTCCGCGATAGGCGGCGGCAATATGGCCTAGAGCCACGTTCTCACTCCAGTCGGTGTGGTTGCCACTAGACCCCGCAACAGCATTGTAGATATCACTCCAAGCGTAGTTCTTGGGGAGGGAGATGTAGTCTGCTTCGGTCTTCGGGCCTCCTGCGGCTACGGCGATCTTGGCCCAGAGGTAGCGTTCTGGGAGGGTGTAGTAGTTGGAGATTGGGCTGGCTGCTGGAATTTCGGTCACAGATGGTGCTGGTTCAGTTCCGCTACCAACTACCCATGGCTCCACGCCAGTTGACCAAGGATAATCTATAAGCTCAGATTTATAATATGGACTATCATTATTAATATTGACAATCCAAGTGTCCGCATCCCAATAAATTGAATGGAATGCGGGATCATCCTCATATCCAACTAGATTGTAATATGGCTTGCCTCCGCTTTCTCCGCGATAAGTGTAAACGCCATTAACCTCAGTTGATCCCGCGCCCGAAACCAAAACAGAAGAAGGAGCTTGTGTTTCTCCAAGTTCTTCAACAAGCCACTTGGCAAGCATCTGCCGTCTAGGCAGATCCGCCGCCGAAGCAAAAGTAGCATTTAAAGTTGGAAGGGCCATAGTCTATGGAACCCTTACAGCTTAAGCCATGCCCATGATACGCTCGCCCATCCCGCGCATCGGAGTTTCCTCCATCTCGGCGGTTGCTTCTTCTTCCATGGTGGCGGCTTCGTTTTCGGCCTCTTCAGCCGCGATCTCGACGCCAGCAATCATGGTAGGAACAAGGTATTCGCCTTCGACTTTAAAGGTGACGAGTTCTTCTAGAGTCCCGCCATCTTGAACGTCTTCGGGTAGGGTATAGCCTTCAGGTATTTCGATTTTCATAATAGTTATTCTCTCCTCATAGAGCTTGCCTTAGATTTTACTCCAAGGCAAGCCTTGATGAATAGAGACTAACTAATTAGCCCGCGAGGTAACCGTAGCCAGAGCCGCTAGGGCAAGCGACGAGGTCGCCAGCCAGATTGCAGCGCAAGTGAAGCAGATAATACCCAAACTCAGGGAAGATCTGTTTCGCCGCACAGGCCATCTTAGCGCGCCAGTAACCGCTGTTTTTGTCAGGGTTGCAGTTCTTGTCGTACTCGTTGATCCAGCGGAAGTCTCCGCGATAGTTCTGAGCATCATAGACAAGCTTGCCAACCTTGAGGTTCGGGTTCGGGACGAGCCACTCAACGGCCTTCGGATGGAAGATAACCGTGGAGGTATACTTCGCAGCCTTGTAGGCGGGGTTGATGATATACTTCGTTCCCTTGACCGCGCCAGAGGCAGCGATATACGGGACAACTTCGGTATAACCACCAGCGCCGTCATCGTTGAAACGCTTCGGGAACGGGCGGCTATGGAAGACGAATCCACCGTAAGCCTTCTTGGGCAGGAGCGAGGAGCCGTTCGGGCCCATCAGATCGTTAACGCGATCACTGTAACGGATATCCTGACGGACATCTTCGTTCAGCTTGATCAGGTTCTCAATCGTGGCGCGTTCGGCAAACACGTTAAACACAGGCGAACCGTCATCAGTCACCGCATCACCGTCATCACCAGCGTTGTTCTGGTAGAGGCGGTCATAGAGTTCGCGAAGGACACCAACCGTAAGGACGGAGGTGGGGTTCGGCAAGGAGCCAAAGGTGGAACCAGCGGTCTCAGCGAGGCCAGCCTCGACAGAGATCTTGGTCACCGTGGCATAGTAATCGTCATCATAACGCTTGATCCACTCAACGTTGACGTTGTCGGCCAAGATTTTGATGTAGTTGTTGACATCATCAATCGGGAAAGCCGAAGTGCGAACGTCTTCCAAGCAGATCCAATCCGACTCAATCGCCTGATGGCGGAGCGAAAAGGTCTTCTGATCGAAGGCGTAGCCGACTTTCTTGACGGGAGCCAAGCAGGAGTTGTCCTGACCAGCTTCGCCAGTGACGCCGATGACTTCCCAGCCGCTGCCAGTGGCAACCGTGCGCTGGGCGATGGTGTTGGTGATCGTTTTGCCCATGTTGTCGGGGAAAGCCGACTGGGTGACAAAACGCAGATAGGGGTCTTTATACAGACCCAAGCGATGAGTACCAAGGGCGATACGTCCAGTCTCGCGCTGGAAATTATCATTGATAGCCTCGCAAGTAGTAGCAGTTTGTGCTGACATATTAGTTGTTTATTTCTATTTGGTTTTAGGGTTAGTTTTGATATCAAGGCATAGGATGCCCGTTTATCGGTTGAGTTTCTGGGCCGCGACCAGAGATTTACGGCTACAAATTTTGAAGGCGCTAACCCGCCAGCGAGGTGTCTGCGACCAACTCAGACTTCAGTCTTAGTGGGAAATTATTATATATTTCCAAAATTGTCAATAGCGAAATTTAGATAGCGCCAATTTTTCTAGCAAAAGCTTTTTCTTCGTCAGATATGGGTTCTCCATATCTTTCTTTATTATCAATCCGTCTACGAACTTGTAAAACTTCTTTGTCTGTAAATTTTCTTGGAACATTTTTTCCACCAGTTGATGGATCTACGGCTGCAACACCAGATCCTCCAAGCGCATTGGTGGAGTCCATGATAAATTTGTCCCAACCCTTATACATTTTTTGATCTCACCTAATTATTCGTCCTAAACCGTATTTTGCCGAATCTTCCATTCTTTTCTTTCCAGATGGGCCAGCTTGTACATATCCTATGTCTTGATAAAGAGAGTTTAAATTTCTTTCTCTAGTTTCTGCGCTTGGATTGTCGTAAGTTACTCCACCAAGATTAACCGTTGTGGGTGGAAGAACAGTAGATCTTCCATAAGATCCAGTTGATTTTTTTATCCATTCATCCCAATTTTTCATGTTGATCTTTTATCAAATAATCAAATTTGAGTCAAGACTTTAACGGAATATAGATTTTCCGAAGTTCATCAGACTGTCAGCATCTTCATCATCGGAATCCGCTTCGGTCTCGGTGGCCTTGCCAAGGGACGGCGTAGCGCCAACCAGACCTTCTAGTTGAGTCTGGAGTTCTTTGATTTTGCTGTCTTTTTCGGCATTCACCCGCTCCATCTGGGTTGTATAGTGGTTGATGGCCGATTCTAGGAAGGGGACAACAGCAGCCCGTGCGAGGATGGCGCTTCGGTCTTCGACGCTCAAGCGATCCAAATTAGTCTCTGCGGCGTTTTTCTTGGCATTGCGGATATGGCTATTCCAATCATCCTGTCCGTCGATTTCTTGGAGGAAATTGTATCGGTCTTCCAGATTAGTCCAAGTCTTGGCTGTAAAAGCCTTCTGGAGTCGTAGGTCGTTCTCAATAAACTCCTGTTCAGATTGGGCCTTACGGGCAGCTTCTGCCTCTGCAAGGGTCTCGGCTTCTTGTTGGAACCTTTGATGGTATTGGGCCAACTCATGGTATTTATCGGCCATTTTGACGATGGAAAGTTGTTCCATGCGCTTGAAGTCGGAGGTAAGGTCTTCCAGAGAATCGATACGCTTACGGGCGTCTGGCTCAGTCAGTGCTTGCCACAGCTTGGAGAAGTCGGCGTCATTGGCTTCTGCAATGGCTTTCAAATCGCCTTGGAGGCCGCTTAGAGGCTTTTTGATAGTCTCAACGTATTCGGGACTTCTTTCAAAGTTTGCGGTCTTTAGCTCGCGATTAAGCTCTGCCATGCGAGTTTTGTAAGCCTCAAGCTCTTCTTGAAGGGTTTTAACGGTCTCTCCTTCATACTTACCCACCTTCTCTTTGGTGGCTTCCAATTCGGCCTTGAGACGATCCCGCTCTTCACGGGCTTTTTTCATTTCGCCTTTGATCTCCTTCCAGCTTGAGATTCCCTTCTCGGAATCATCACCTTCGGGCTTGTACGCTACGGGCTTATCGGCAAAGTGGGGATTGACAGGGAGATCGTCCTCTGAAGTATTTTCATTTGATTTCTCTGTAGTGGCCTCCGAAGACACTTCTTTGGTAATATCTGAAACTACCTTCTCCGCTTCTTCCTTGGTGGCCTTGGGTTTCTTTTCGGTCTTGGGTTCCGCTTTGATGGGAGCTTTTTTCTCTTCTTTAGAAGCTTCCTCTTTCGGGGTTTCGGCTGCGGGCTTGACATCTGGCTCTTGGGTTTCGGGCGCAGGGGTTTCATTGGGTTGAGCTTCTGGGGCTGGTTCGGCATTAGCGCCCCCAAAAATGGTTCCAGCAAAGTCTGCGTCACCCGTAAGGGCGGAATTAAGGATATTAGCCATAAGTTATATTATTTGGTTTCTTCTGAAGTTATATGGGAAAAGGGTTCTGGCAAGTCAAATTTAGGTTTATTTACCTGTCCATAACCAAGAGTTTCAATGAGATCCATAACCTCTTGACTGCCCTCGTAAAAACCCGCGCTCTTAATGAACACTGGCGACAAATCGAAACCTTGTGCCACAGGACTACTGCTCCGCTTCGGACGAACCCGCTTGGAGATGAATTTAAGCCCCTTCTGCATAATGGGCAACGACCACGCCCTCGCCCATTCACCAGCATCTTGATCTGTCCAATCCATTAATAAGATCTAACTATACGCAGATTTTAAATTTGTCTAGTATAAATATTACGCCGTTGTAGCCATCGGGGGTCGGCCTGCGGGTCTGGAGGTTTTCTCCAGAATAGAACTGCGGGTTTTAAGATCATTCAGAGCCATTTGTTGGCGGATTGTTTCCATCTTTTGCTGATGGGTCTCTTGGTTCATCATCCGCTTTTCCTGCATTTCGGCTAACTTGAGTTGCGCTTTTTGAAGTTCCATTTCGGAACGTGGATCAATCTGTCCTTGAGGCGCTTGCTGCATGGCCTGTTCTTGCGCTTGGCTTTGTTGAGCCATCATACGGTTGATGACCTGTTGCTCAAGTTCATCGATGTAAGCCGTAAGATTCTGAAGTTGGCGCTTGAGTTCGCGAACTTCCTGCGCCCTGAAGCTGTTATTAGAAAACAAGACAAGATGTTCTGTAACGTGGTCTGCGGCGGGACGAAGGATCTGCATTGCCTGCTCATCGGCCATCTGCTGCTGACGATGTGCTTCAATAATCTCGGCAATCATCGGGATATGAGCCTCAATATGCACAGCATGGTTCTGGCTATCGTGAACCATTTGCTGGATACCTTGACGGAGGTTTCCATTCTCAAGATTAGCAATATCGTAATCGATGGTACGGCGCGGGCCTTTATCGGAGACGAATAGATTAACTTTTTGCCAACCCACACCAGAGATGCCAGCGATGACAGAACGAAGAGTGTTTTCTTTGCCCTTTTCATCCATCAAGGAATAAAGCTCCATAAGTTGTTTGGATGCCATTTCGGTCATTACGGGGCTTCCGTCACCCATGGCGCGGAATGCTGTGACTTTAAGGAACTGGCGCATACGCTCGACGCTTACTCCCCTGCGGGCACAACGCCTGCGAAACTCAAGAGCAAGTTGCCCGCCCTTGTCATTGGCGGTCAGAAGAGGATTTACAGCCCTACGGTATTGCTCGGTAAGCAGCTTGTTATACGGAGTGTAAAAAAGCTCTAATGCTGCGGCGTTCAATGTCGATTCTTGGCGGGCCTGCTGTACAACCTCTGTAGCAGAACGGGCCTGACCATCTGATCCTGTTTGGCGTGAGCGATAGCTGCCTGTGTTGTTCTGCAACACTTGGCTCATTAGGTTGTAAACAGGGAGACCCTGAGTTGCAATAGAAGGAGGTTGAAGTTGGATCGGGGTCAACCCACTAGGGATGAACGTATAAGGCCCAACCTCAATATATTGAAAGTCTTGAATAGCTTCGGCGTCACCCTGTAACTGAATGAGTCCTGCTGTAATAGCAGCTTGGGCAGACTGGCAAAGAACACGATTGGAAATCTGGATCTGGTTGTAGATCTTTTGCTTCAGTCCACGAATCGTGTGGAAGGTTCCTTGTCCGACTCCATAGGTAAAAATAACAAAGCACTGGTTTACATTTCCATAACGGCTGTAACGCTCATAGAGGAAATCCGAAGAGTCGCGGGAACCGATAAGCTGGGTGAATTTGCCGTCGAATTCGCGGTTGTATCCGTAAATCAATTGAGCGCGATGGTATGCCGACTCTCCAGCGTAAAGATCATTCTCTTTGATTTCGCGCTCAAAATCTTCCCAGTGGGCGGTGTAGTTCTTCCATTGATCCCGCTTGGTGGAAGCTTTCCAAATAGCTTGTTTAACTGCATTGAGATTCCATCCCAATTCTTTTGCGGCTTTGGGATTGCGGATATAACGGTAAAGTTCACTCACGCTCATGGAGCGTTGGACGATGGCGACCTCAATAGATTCATCTGATACCTTGGTATCGCGGGCCACCTTGAAGTCTTTAAGGCCGCAAGGCTCCCAGAAGATGGAGCGTTCGTCGGGCCACATAGCAACACCAACCCCGTCACCCACAAACTCACGGGAAAGAAGTTGCATGTTGTAGGCATGATCGCTCCATTCTTTAAGCATCCAGTCAAACTCTTCAGAGATGATTTCAGAGTCCTCATTGGAGTCGCCCTGATAGGAATCCATAACGACATTAGCAATACGAGGAACCCCGTTCTGTAGTTCGATATACGGAGCCAAAGCGGCTTCCATGATAGCATTAGCTTCTCCGAAGTTGGCATTAACCACATGGGTCAGTCCTTTGGATTTTAATTCTTCGGCATCGTAGGGGGCTTCTCCATTGACTAGGGCTTGTGCCCGCGCCCGAAGATATGCCGCATCCTCGTCTTGTTCGATATACTTGTCTGCAATAGAGACAAGGCTATCAGATGATTTGATGCGTTTTTTCGGGGGACTACCACTTTCTGGTAGATTTTCCAATTCTGCGTTACCGTTAGAAGCCATTGAATTAAAGAGTTTAGGTTATTATGTCTATTGTGTCCAGCCAGTTATGATCCCGTTGGATATGGTCACGGAGTTGGTGGTGTAGTTGGTTCCATCGTAGGAGACGAAGGTGCGGTTGGTGGTTATGCCACCGCCGAGACCGAGGTTGGTGCGGGTTTCGGCTGATCCAGAATCAAATTTTATCTGTCGATAAACTCTAATCCCATCGAAACT